CCCCAGAATGCCCAAGCAACCAACTACACGCTCGTCCTTGCTGACAGCGGCAAGCAGATCTACATGGCTGCGGCTCAGGCCGCGACGACGTACACGATCCCCGCCAATTCAAGCGTGGCCTTCCCTGTCGGGACGTCCGTCACCTTCGTCAACAGCTCAACGAATAATATGACCATCTCAATCACGACCGACACGCTGAGGCTGTCGCCGGGTGGCACGACCGGCTCACGCACTCTGGCTCAGTACGGCATTGCGACGGCAATCAAAGTCACCAGCACGCTGTGGTACATTTCCGGCACGGGGCTGACATAATGGCCGACGACATTGTTTCGCTCTTGAGCGCGCCCACAAACAAAATTGACACGACGTCCCGGGCGACTAAGCTGCGCGAAATGGGGGGTGCCTGATGTCAATTTACAATATCCTCATGGGGGCCTCCGGCCCCTTCCTGTTCTTCAGGACAATTTCCACCAATCAGGTTAACTACAACCTCAACACGGCGATGACCGCAGCGGGCTGGAATGGCGTCATCCCCGTGGTGGCCAGCATCACCATTGCGACCGGCGTGCAAATTACGGCGTCGGCCAATACGGGGCCAGCCTTCACGGTGGGCACACTCCCAACCGGAAGCTCTGTCTACATCACCAACAACGGCTACATCGTGGGCCGTGGCGGTCAGGGCGTCGGCAAGGGCTTCCCGACCCAGACATCATACAACCTGACGGCACCATCCACCGCCAATGGCGGCCTAGCCCTATCCGTGGTGTACCCCGTCTCCATCGACAACACCAACGGCGTCGTTGGCGGCGGCGGCGGTGGGGGTGGGGCTGGCGGGGCTCAAGGCGACGACTGCTCTTGCACCGGGTGCGGCGGAGTCTCCCTGTCTGGCATGGGCGTCGGCGGCAGCGGCGCGGGCTTTGGCACGGGCGGGTCCGGATACTCAACTTGGCAAAACAATGCCCAGTATTTTAACTTTATCTCTACATCTGCTGGCGGGCTAACGACTGCCAGCACCAAGAACGCCACAGGCGGCACGGGGGGCACGCTGGGCGTGGCGGGCGGCACTGGAACGGGCTCTGCCCGGTGCGGCTACACTAACCAGTCTGCACCCGGCACCGGCGGCGCGGCGGGTGCTTGCACGTCCGGCAATGCCAACATCACATGGGTTGCAACAGGAAACCGCTACGGGGCGCTAAACTGATGGAACAGCTTTTGATCATCATGGGCGGCATGCGCCTCGCCGGTCGCGGATCCCTACGTGGGCAGATCGACCACAATCCCGACCTCGGCTTCCACTACGACAGCCTCCACTATAAGCCCGGCGACGGCATTGCCTTCAAGCTTTACCGAAGCGAAATGACCGGCCTCCTCGACCACGAGATCCGCCTCATTGAGGCGTACATCAGCGCTTTCCGCTTTCGCGTGTGGCTCCTCGGCAAGGACGGCCTGCCCTACGCGCAAGTGTATCAGGACGAGGCCCTCGGCCCCTACGCCCACTGCCTGCCGCCCGCGCTACCAGAGCACTATTGGTACAACCCAGACAGCGGCCAGTGGGATATCATCTACGGCGTCGATGACGAGGGCAAATACCTCGGCAACGTGCCCCTCATCCAATGCGCCTGCGTCGCCGATTGCGCGCCCACCCATGACTATGAACGGTGGGACACTTTTGACATGGAGTGGTTCGACGGTCGTTCCATGCCTGAATTGAAGCAGGCGGCCAAGGCGGCCATTCGCTCGACCGCCGACCTCACCAAGGCGAGCGGGGTCATCCACGGCGGCAAGGTCTGCGGCTCAACAGCCGACGACTATAACGCATGCGCCGACCCGGTGCTGAAGGCGGTTATAGTCGAGTACTGGTCCGCCTGCGACGACCGCTACGCCGCCGCGTGCGCCGAGATTGATGCGGCGGAGACCGCCGCCGACCTTGAGAAGGTGGCCTTCTGATGCTCGGCCTCGCACCAAAAGAGCAGCATGAGGAGCGTCTGGCGACGTGCGAGACCTGCCCGCACCTCACGCCCCTCCAGAGGTGCGCCCTGTGCGGCTGCTTCGTCATCATCAAGGCCAAAGTTTCAACGCAGTCATGCCCCGACCGGCGGTGGCAAGATCATCGCCCGGGAGACGAATAATGGACGCGCAGACACTCATCAACTTCCTGCTTGGGTTTGCGCTTTCCGTTGTCGGGTGGCTGGCGCGCGAGCTGTGGGGCGCAGTCCAGCTCCTGCGGGCCGACCTTCACAAGATTGAGGTCGATCTCCCCAAGACCTACGTCGTCAAGGAAGACCTCGACAAGAGAATGACCCACATCGAGGACATGTTCCAGCGCATCTATAACAAGCTCGACGAGAAGGCCAATCGCACAGAAATTCGGAGGGTAGACTAATGGCATTCGGCATCGACGACGCCATCGCGGCAGCACTCAAGATCCTCGACAAGTTTGTCCCCGACCCGCAGGCGAGGCAGACAGCAGAAAGCGAACTTCGTTCCAGCCTCCAGCTTTGGGACAAGGGCCAGACCGACGTGAACGCGGTTGAGGCGGCCAACCCAAATGTCTTCGTCTCCGGGTGGCGTCCATTTATCGGCTGGGTGTGCGGCCTAGCTCTGGCCTACCAGTACGTTGCGGCCCCAATCCTCATGTGGTTAGCCACCACCCTCGGCATTACGCTGGCCTCCCCTCCCAAGCTCGACGACACGCTGTGGCAGCTCGTTTTCGCCATGCTCGGCATCGGCGGCCTCCGCACTTTTGAGAAGATCAAGGGAGTGGCGCGCAAATGAAGGAAAACTTCGACGCCGCCTTTATCTCCATGCTGCGCTCCGAGGGCTTCGGCGTGCGCAAGGACAACCCCTACGGCTTCTCCAATCACCCCCGAGATCCGGGCGGCGCGACGCAGCTCGGTGTGACGCAGCGCGCGTGGGAGGAGTGGGTTGGCCACCCGGTGACCGTTGACGACATGAAGGGCCTGCGCCCCGACACCGTGAAGCCCTTCTACCGAGCGAAATACTGGGACGCGGTCAAAGGCGACCTCCTGCCGACAGGCATCGACTACGCGACCTTTGACCTCGCCGTGAATAGCGGCGCGAGCCGGGCGGCCCGCTACCTCCAGAGCATTGCGGGCGTCGCGACTGACGGCTCAATCGGCCCCATTACGCTGGCCGCAATCGCCAAGAAAAACCCCGAAGACGTGATCAGGGATCTGTGCGCGATGCGCATGAGCTTCCTGAAGCGCCTGCCGACGTGGGGCGACTTTGGCCGTGGGTGGACACTTCGCGTGTCAACCGTCGAGCGGCGGGCCAGCATGATGGCAAACACCGCCTGAAGGTGTTAATCTGCGCGCAACGCGGGGTGTGATATGACCACTGGGCTTAGTTTTGATGGGACGGTGGCTGGCACGAACAGCTACGTGACCCAGATCGCCACGATGGCGGTCGTTGAGGAGACGGACCCGGCTTTCCTGACCATCCTGCCTCAAATGATAACCTACGCTGAAAATAGAATGTATCGTGACATTGACTTCATGTTCACGTCCACGTCCCTGCACGGGGCAAGCTTTATCTTGACGCCCGGCAATCGCAATCTCTCATTCAACATCAAACTGTCCAGCAACAGCGACAGCTCTGAGGGTACGTTCGTTGTCAGCGAGCAAATCAACCTACTGACCGATGCGAGCGGCAACGCTGCGGCGACGACGAACCCCGACGCCTGCGTGCGGACGCCGCTCCTGCCGACGACGAAAGAGTTCCTTGACGCGGTTTATGGTTCGTCCCTCGCGGCAAACCGTGGCAAGCCGATGTATTTTGTTCCGTTCAACGAGACGCTCTTCTTCGTCGGGCCGGTGCCGGATCAGGCGTACCCGGTCGAGGTGGTCGGGACGTATCGCCCCAACAGCTTGTCCGCGACGAACAAGACGACCTTCATCAGCCTCTATCTGCCCGAGACCCTAATCATGGCCTCAATGATCTACATCAGCGCCTACCAGCGCAACTTTGGCCGGGCGAACGACGACCCGCAGATGGCGATGACCTACGAGAGCCAGTATCAGGCCCTCCTTAAAAGTGCCGTCGTGGAAGAGGCCCGCAAAAAGTTTGACGCTGCCGGTTGGTCATCGCAGTCGCCCGCCACCGTCGCCACGCCGTCGAGGTAGGCCATGCCACATCAGGCACTCAAGCTCATCGCAGGCGTCGATCAAAACAAGACGCCAACCCTCAATGAGGCGGCGATCTCTTATTCGAACCTTATTCGTTTTATCCCAGACCGAAACAATGTCGGCTTGGTGCAGAAGCTTGGCGGCTGGACGCAGTTCTTTACGAACCCCATTGGCTCCGTTGTCAGGTGCCTCATAGCGTGGGAAGACATCAACGCAAATGCGTGGTTGGGCGTCGGTGCCGAGGCGTCCTTAAACGTCATCACTAAAGGGGGTCTGAAAAACATCACGCCGCAGACGACGACTGCAAACGTGGCCGTGTCTTTCACAACAACGACTGGGGCCACCGGCAATATCGTGACCGTAAATGCGACGGGCAGCAACCTTGATCAATTTGATACCGTAGACATCCAGACGCAAGTTAGTGTCGGTGGGCTTGTTCTATTTGGCACATACCCCGTCATTCTGGTCAGCGCAAACCAGTTCCAAATACGGGCCACAAACATTTTTGGCGAACCGCAATATGCCACATCGGCGGTTACGGCTGGCGGATCTTTGGCATCATTTGCCTTTGCAAGCGGCTTCCCGACAGTCACCGTGACGCTGGCCGATCATGGCCTTGCGGCAGGCAGCACTTTCCCGGTCCTTGTCCCCCTGCTAGCCGGGAGCGTGACAATCTTTGGGAATTACGTAGTTTCGTCGGTCACCTCAACGAGCGTCTTCGTTATTAACGCCTCCACTGCTGCCTCAACGACGCCCACGCTGACAGCTTCCGGCAACGGCACGACCGCAACGCTCACCTACCCCACGACCTACACAATACCCGTTGGCAGTACGATTGTGGTCGCTGGCGTCACGCCGGGCGGCTACAACGGGACGTTCACTGTGACTGCCTCATCGGCTGGCAGTGTGTCCTACACCAACGCGACGACTGGCGCTCAGACTGTCGCAGGGACTATCTTAGTCAGTGTTGCCAAGGAAAACGGCGGCAATGCCCGTTTTATCTACTACAACGGCATTGGTGCTATCCCCGCCAACTCGGGCTATGGCGTCGGCGGCTACGGCAGCGGCGGCTACGGATCAGGCATCCCTCCATCGTCGGGCACAGGCACACCCATTACGACTACTGATTGGACGCTCGACAATTGGGGCGAGACGCTTATTTCGTGCCCCCTCAACGGGCCGATTTATGAGTGGACACCAACGGAAAACAACCCCGTCGCGACAATTATTCCCGCCGCGCCCCTTGTCAATCAGGGCATGTTTATCGCCATGCCGCAGCGTCAAGTCATTGCGTGGGGCTCAACCTTTAACGGCATTGAGGATCCTCTCCTTATCCGCTGGTGCGACGTCAATGACTACTCGTCGTGGATCCCACTGATTACGAACCAAGCGGGCTCCTACCGCATCCCCAAGGGGTCGCGGATTGTCCAGTGCATTCAGGCGGCGCAGCAGGCCCTGATTTGGACGGACCTCGGCGTCTGGGCTATGCAGTACGTTGGCCAGCCCTACATCTACCAGTTCAACGAACTCGGCACGGGCTGCGGCCTGATCGGGCGCAAGGCGTCCGCGTCTATGGGCGGCGTGGTCTATTGGATGGGTCAGAGCCAGTTTTACATGCTCTCCGGATCCGGCGTCGAGCCGATTATGTGCCCCGTTTGGGACGTTATTTTCCAAGATTTGGACACTAACAACCTCGATAAGATCAGAATTGCCCCAAACTCGCGTTTTAAC